GGCCGGTGCTCTTCATATTAACAAGGGACCTATGCGTATTAAGCCGGGTACTCGAGTCGGTCAGTTTCTCCTCTTTAAGTCCGAAACACTAAAGATGTATAGTGGTGATTATGGTATCGGTAAAGAGCACGATAAAAAGTATTCTTAATTATATTAGGTATTCGGATATAAGGATTTACTTCTATCTAAACCCTTTCTCTTCTCGGTTCTGGGAGTTTAGATGGTATATGGTTACAGAATCAGATGTTGACCCAGGCATAATTTTTGACTTTAATGTTAAGATTCCTGGTATAAGTGTTGTAATTTTTATTGATGACGGAAGGTGGTAATAAATGGAAATTAAAATTGATTTAGAAGCTCTGCGTAAGCGTAAGCTCTTCGTAGCAACGCCTATGTATGGTGGTAACTGCAATGGCATGTATACCCGCTCTCTATGTGATCTAACCGCTCTCTGCGTTAAGTATGGTATTGAGCTTCGTTCTTACTTTCTCTTTAACGAATCTCTTATTACGCGAGCTCGTAACTACTGTGTAGATGAGTTCTTGCGTTCTAACGCTGAGCATCTTCTGTTTATCGACTCTGATATCGGATTTAACCCTCAGGATGTTATTGCGATGATGGCATTGCAGGAGCCTGGTTCTCCTTACGATGTTATTGCTGGTCCATATCCTAAGAAGTGTATTACCTGGGAAAAGATCAAGGCAGCAGTTGATAAGGGTGTTGCTGATGAGAACCCTAATGTACTTGAAGATTTCGTCGGCGACTTCGTCTTTAATCCGGCTATTGAAGATGATCGTCCTGAATCACGCATGATTAGACTTGACGAGCCTGCTTCTGTTCTAGAGACTGGTACTGGGTTTATGATGATTCGTCGCGAAACCTTCACTAAGTACCTTGAAGCTTATCCGGAAATTCTCTACAGACCTGATCATATTCGTACCGAGGCGTTTGACGGTTCTCGTAAGATTGGAATGTATTTCCAGTCAGAAGTTGATCGTTACAACCCAGTTAAGGATTACGAATCCATCGTTAGCCGTATCAAGAACGGTGAGAAGGTCGATCCTAAAGAAGCTGAAAAGGTTCTAGTTGAAGCAGAAGGTAAGATGTCACGTTCTACTGAGCGATATCTTTCGGAAGATTATCTCTTCTGTCAGAACGTTCGTAAGGCAGGTATGAAGGTCTATCTTTGCCCGTGGATGCATCTGCATCATGCTGGTACTTACGTCTTCGGTGGTAAGCTTCCTGCTCTTGCTTCTATCGGAGCGTCTGCTACTGCTGATGCTGAACTACTTAAGAAGTTTAAGACTCCCACCCCTCAGGCTGCTAAGCCTGTTAACGTTGCAGTTCCAGGAGCTGGGGTTGATAGTAGCATTCTTAATAAGTTCCGTAAAGTATAAGTTAGGATTTATATTATGAAGTTGAGTGAAAATACCATCAATCTTATGAAGAACTTCGCCTCGATTAACCCCTCTCTCCTGGTTAATCCTGGTGAAGTTCTCACCACTATGGCTCCTAACAAAGCTATTTTTGCAAAAGCTAATGTAGAGGAGAGTTTTCCTAAGAGGTTTGCTATCTATGAGATGGCTAAGTTTCTCGGAGTTATCTCTCTTTTCAAAGAACCGGAACTGGAGTTTGGTGATAATCAGGTAAAGATCGTATCAGGTAGACAGTCAGTTAACTATACCTATGCTGATCCTTCTATGATTGTTGCTCCTCCAGTCGATAAGGATATTAACTTTCCTGCCGCTGAGATCGAGTTTAATATTACACAGGAAGAACTTCAGAAGCTTATTCGAGCGGCCGCTGTTCTTCAGTTGCCAGAACTCTCAGTAAACGGTGATGAGCATAATATTACAGTGAGTGCTACAAACTCAAAGAATCCTACTGCAGATACGTATAGTCTTGACGTTGGTACTACTGATAAGATGTTTAATATGATTTTCAAGGTTGAAAATATTGTTAAGCTTCTCTCTACAGATTATCAGGTTAGGATTTCTGCAAAGGGACTCTCTCAGTTTAATGCTTCTAGTGTAACGTATTATGTTGCTACCGAAGCAAATAGTCAGTATAATGTTCAGAATTAATCAGGTTATTATGGATAATAATAATGCGTGAAGAATTCCTTTGGGTAGAAAAGTATAGGCCTAAGACTATTGAAGACTGTGTTCTTCCAGATAGTCTTAAGCAGACTTTTCTTTCCTTCGTAAATAATAACAATATCCCGAACCTCCTTTTGACTGGAGGCCCGGGTATTGGTAAGACTACAGTTGCTCGCGCTATGCTCGAGCAGATTAATGCTGACTATATTGTAATTAACGGGTCTATGAATGGAAACATCGATACTCTACGTACCGAAATCATGCAATTCGCTTCCACGGTTTCTTTTAGTGGAGGGCGAAAGTATGTCATTCTCGACGAAGCCGACTACCTTAACCCAAACTCCACTCAACCGGCTCTACGTAATTTCATGGAGGAATTTTCGAGGAACTGCGGTTTTATCCTTACCTGTAACTTTGTCAACCGTATCATCGAGCCACTTCATTCTCGATGCTCAGTTGTCGAATTCAAGATTCCCAAATCAGATCTACCTAGACTTGCTGCCGGATTCTTCAAGCGAGCAGTGGGCATTCTCGGTCAGGAAAGGGTAGAGCATGACAAAGCAGTCGTGGCTGAACTCATTAATAAATATGTACCGGACTGGCGGCGAGTTCTTAATGAACTGCAGCGATACTCAGTTCATGGTCGTATTGATACAGGGATTCTCACTAGTCTTGGTAGTGATAGTTTCAACGTTCTTATTAGCTATCTAAAAGCTAAAGACTTTACTAATATGAGAAAATGGGTAGCAGAAAATGCAGACAATGATTCTACAGTGTTGTTTCGTAAACTGTATGACAGCTCTTACGATTATGTCAAGTCAAGCTCTGTGCCACAGCTTGTACTCGTTCTCGCAGATTACCAATACAAGGACTCGTTCGTAGCAGATAAGGAAATTAATCTAGTAGCCTGCCTTACGCAGATTATGGTAGATGTAGAATTCTCATGATTAGTCGCATTAAATGGGAAGAAGCGAGATCAGTTAAATGTTGTGATGGATGTAATAAGCAGATAGATAAAGGCGAGACTTATATTCTCGCTAAAGTTTCTATTGAAGAAGAAGATTCAAAAATATCTAGATTAATTGCTATTACTCTATGTGAAAATTGCATTGTAGATTTTGAAAATGTAGCAACAGTAGTCAAGAGTCAAGATGAATCCTTTTGATTTCGTAAACCAAATCAATACTCAGAAAAAAGATCTGATTAGAACTAGCGATAACCCTATGCTAGCAGAAAAGGTTTATTCACCTTTTCTAGTAAATAAATCGCTTTCGTATTTTGTAGATACTATTATGTACTCTAACGAGATGAATATGCTTCATCACGTTGATTCTAAGCTTCAAAATGATTATTACCTAAATAGTATACGGCCATCCAAGCGTTTTTCTAAGTGGGCTAAACGTGAGGAGAATAGTGATATTGAATGTATACAGGAATATTATAAGGTTGGTTATATCAAAGCTCTAGAGATAAGCAAAGTCTTATCAAGAGAACAGATTGACCACATAAAAATAAAAATAATAAAAGGTGGTAATCATGTTCAACATAAACCAGTTAGTGGAGGTGGCGCTTAAGAATTCTGAAGATTTCTTAAAGGTGCGTGAAACTCTTTCTAGAATTGGCTTAGCCTCTAAAAAAGAAAAAACTCTTTATCAATCCTGCCATATTCTTCATAAGCAAGGTAAATATTATATAGTTCACTTTAAAGAGCTATTTTTATTGGATGGAAAAGAATCTTCTTTATCAGAAGGCGATGTAGCCAGAAGAAATAGAATCATTCATTTATTAGATGAATGGGAACTTATCGATATTATTGATAAGAAAAAGGTGCAGGATCCAGTAGCACCTTTGAATCAAATTAAAATTATACCTTTTAAAGAAAAGGATAGCTGGAATTTGATCACTAAGTATACAATAGGAAATAAACAATAAAAAAGCCCCGCAAGGGGCTTTTTTTAATTGCAGAATGTATGAACGATAGGTACTTCTCTATACCCGTTCCAGTTATAACCAACCACTCTACGCTCACAATATCTAGGACCATAATAAGGTTGGTGAGGATAGTAACTCTGCGGAGGAGCAGCATAAGAAGGCTGCGACATTCCATAGAGCATTCCACCAACAATTAGTCCTCCTACAAGCGGAGCTACCCAATTATTGTTGTTACGCTTATGATGATGGTGATGATGATAATGATTGTTATGATGGCGATGTCTATGATGCTGGGCTTCTGCAACCGATGCAGAAGCAATCAACAGAGCGAGACCGATAGCAACTTTACGCATTTGCGCTCACCTTTCCAAGCTTCTTACGATCGTAAGAGCCTTTGCCTTTTTTAGAAACGACAACGCGCTGACGATATTTGCTATCACTGAGCTGCTTTGCCACAACATTGATACGCATCTTGTTGCTCCTTGAATATTTATCAGATTTTTATTATACAGATATATATAAAAAATACAAGATATTTTTATTAAATGAGAATGCGAGGAGTTAAAATGCGATCTACAACTCTAAAGAAAAATAATCTTTCCTGGGAAATTTCTTATTTTGTAGATAAAGAGTTGATTGATTCTCATGTAGTTAGAGATAGTCTCATCGCTCACGAACATTCAGAAGCATTTTTACGTGGTGATTATTGGTCAAGCGTAGATGGAAGCGGAGTCTACTTTGATCCTCTTCAGGTAATAAGAAACCATGGTGATCCTGGAATCTACATGGGTGACACTAAAGAGTTAATCTGATTTTGCTTCCTCACATGTAAGCTTATCCTTAACGACTTTAAGCTTAACAGTTTGCATATCAGCAGTATTACCAACAATGCGCACGTAATCGCGCCCACCATCAATAGCAGCCTCTCCTAAAGTCCTATAGTCATGAACGTGATGACTATAGATTACTTCGTATCCATCAGACAGACCAATAATATCACCTTCAACTGCACTCTGACCGTTACAGATAATCATTCCATTAGAGGAAGAAAAGATAGCAAAATAGTTTGACTTACTAACCTTATGCTTCTTCTTCGTATAAAAGATAGCCGCAGGACGAGAAGTCCAGTTGCCATCAGCCATCTTCAAAGGGGACTCGAACACGTAAGTTCCCTTATAATTTTCCTCAATCTTTTTAATTTGCTGCTTATTCAAAAACGTGCAATCATTATGAATATTCATGCTGCCCGAGCCTCCATAATATGCCGACAAGACCTACGGAACTGAAATCCGCTGCAAGTACAAGTTGAACGGTTACCGTCAATCGTAACAGTATATACAGAACCTTTAGATCCTGCAATCTCCACCTGCTTCACCTTTTCAGGTTCAACATAGGTATTCTGCTGACCGTTAAAGGAAACAATATCCTTTTTAGCAATAACCCTGAACTTAAACTTATCATTACGACCAGTAGCAAGGCTAATAGCTTCGTAGTCTATCCAGTTAGGAGTAGCTACAACTTCACCTTCGTAGGTAACGTACTCAGGTTGATTAAAGATCTTGAAGTTAGGGTTGCGAGCCACGATAATCATAGATTCCTTCATCCATCGTTCTTCTTACTCTCATTATTATATCAAAGATTTTTTTTAGATCAACTCAAAAAAATAGTTGCTATTTTTCTTATAAAACCTTATTATAAGAATATAAGGAATGGAGAGAAGAGATGAACAAGGTCTGCATCGGTGATCAGGTTCGCTGGAAATCTGCTCTTGGAGAGATTTATGGTGATATCATCAGCATCGATCTTTCTCGTAACGCTAGGGGTGATCTTGTTCCCTGGCTGATCACCCAGTATCGCGATCCTAGGTTCAACAGGCTGATGAGAGTTCGCTTGTGTGGTCTCGAGAACAACCTCGCGATGATGAAGTTTGAAGTCACGTTCCGTGAAGTGGAGTCTGCGTAATGTATAAAGATATCTCCGAAGCTGATCTCGAACTTATGGTTCGCAAAGCTAAGTTTGAACTTATGGTTCGCAAACATGACCTGTCCTTCATGTATAGCGACGACAGTGAGGTTCGACGTCGTGGGCGTGAAAGCCTGAACATGATCAAACAGGCTGTAGAATGCTTGCCTGAAGGTGTTGGGGAAGCAATCTTTAACAAGCATGTGGATAGCACGGTTTCTGAATCCTACCGGAAAGATTTTTACCTCTTCTTCAAAAAATAAGTTGATTATTTTTTTAAAAAACCTTATATTAATAATATAAGGAATGGAGAGAGAAATGCGCCTTAGCAAGATCGAAAAGATCAACGGCCCCTGGTTTGAGATCACTCTGTCGGAGAACGACGAAGTGATTCGTAACTTCTTCATGGGTTGTGAGCAAACTGCGATCGAGACCGCTAATGAGTGGGAAGGCTACCAGCCTCTGACGATCGACGATCAAGAGCTTTACACGTCTAGCAACATCGAGATGGAGGCTGCGTAATGTATTGGGTTGATACTTTCGGTGAAGGTTTCGCTGTTTACTACTGCGGCGAAATCGTCGAAATTGTCGAAACGCAAGAAGAAGCGGAAGCGCTTATCAACGAGCTTAGGAGCTAACTATGTGGACTGAAGAAGAACTGGAAGCTTACGGAGCTTATCTTGATCGTATGGATCAAGAGTTTGATAACGCAG